AACGGATTGAGCACCGCAGTGGGCTCGGTGTCGTACACGTCGGCCAAGCGGACGTCGCCCGGGGCGGTCTTGGGCGACAAGACCGCGTGCATTAAGTCACGGACGTAAGGAGCGTCCGCCTTGACGGTTGCGCGCGCGCGAGGCAGCGGCAGATCCTTGGTATCGCGACGGGCGTACGCTTTCTCTCCGCGTGGCGGGAGTGCTTCCACCGCCTTCACCAGCGCCTTCACTTCCTTCTTCGACTGCACGTTCTTCCGCTGGCGACGGGTCTGGCGTGCCTGCTTGGCTGAGCCCTGCTTGGTGGACATGGTCGAGGGGGGGGAGAACAACAACAAATTCACAACAATCGCAAACAACTAACAACATCTGCTACGGTAATTAAACCGGATTCCGCGCTGTCACTGCGCAACGTCGCTTGGCCTCTCTGCACAAGCGTGAGGGTTCACACGGGGAACGGACCACGACTTAAGGTCCGCTTTGTTAACCCATCCCCTGCCTGGGGCGACTACCAGTAGTCGCGCTCGGCCAGCTTCAGCCACGCCGGGTGGGTGCTGAAGCTGAAGACCGGCATCGCCGCGACATGCTCGGCGAACGCTCGCAGCTCCGCCTCGTCAATGCCGTACCACCAGGCCAACTGGCGGTAAGCAGCGTCCTCGTCCAACTCCGAGGCGCCGTCCGGCGTTGGCTTCCAGGTCTCGCTCTTCGTCCGGGGAGCCAACTCGTGCGAGCGTCGGGCGCGCGGACGACCCGCCCACTTCTGCGCGAAGCCCTTCAACACCGGATCGAGGGAGAACGCCAGCAGGCCGACGGCGGTCGCTTCCAGATGCCGTTCAGCGACCTCCGTGAGGCTCAGCCGCTCCCCCGGCCCGGCGTACATCCGGTCGATCGGCGTCTGGCGGATGAGGAACTTTCCGGCCTTCAACAGGCGGCTGGTCAGCGGCGCCCAGTGGTAGCGGCCGTCCGTCCCCAGGTGGAACAGACCCTTCAGGAACGACCCCAGCCATAGGCCCGCCCCCAGACCGCTCACCGGCCCTCGCTGTGCCCTCAGCTTGAGGTCGTAGCCGCTTGCGCGCCAGTGCGCGGTGATGTTGGCCGGGGCGGCCGTCACCCCCAGCGTGGCGAGCGTGTGCACGGCCTGCTCAGCCACCACCGCCGTGTTGCCCGCCGTGGTGGTTGCCGCGCCCGTCACGCGCCGCATAGTAGAGTAGGTGATGGTCATCTGACCCACTGCCTCGTCGCGGCGCATGACGTGGCGCCGGGCCGCGTACAGCTTGCGAAGCTGGCCCTCCGTGCCTGCGTCCATGCCAAGCAAACGGAACACCTGGAGCTCCATTTCGAGCGCAGGGGCGCGCACGCTGTGGTCGCACTGGCTCAAATCGCCCTCAAGGACGATCAGCTCGCCACCCAGCACCGCCCAGACGAGCATGTCGTCACCGGCGACCCACACCACGCACGCCTCGCCCAGCGTCATGAACTGGTCGGCCACCCGGTCGAAATCGCTCACCAGGCATCCG